CTACAGATCTGGTTTAGAGGATGACATAGCTAAGGATCTTAAGGACAGGGGCGTAAACTTTGAGTATGAGAAGCTAAAGGTACAATGGCAACTTCTTGAGAATAAGACTTACACTCCTGACTTTAAACTGCCCAATGGTATCATCATAGAATCTAAAGGTAGGTTTGTTCAAGCTGATCGTAAGAAGCACTTAGTTATACAAGATCAACATCCCTTTCTCGACATAAGGTTTGTCTTTTCTAACTCTAGGTCTAAGTTATACAAAGGTGCAAAGAGTACATATGGGGATTGGTGCAATAAGCATGGGTTCTTGTACGCAGATAAAAGGATACCCGACGAATGGCTAGTACAATCCTGATTAAGGTACATCGTGTTCTTGATGGCCCATATGAAGACGAAGACGGTAATTACTGGTTAAACTGTAGAGTAGAAGATCCCCAAGAAAGAAACCCAAGTAAAGTTATGTTTGATGAAGAGATCCCGTTTGTCTCCTTTGATGCAGCCTATGAGTTTCAGAACCACTTCTACAGATCAATCGAACCCATACTAATAGAATTTGAAATGGATACCCGATATGACAGCTAAGACAGCAGTAGTATTCTCATGCGCTCACTCAGACCCATCAACAGGAAATGAGCGTTTCGACTGGCTAGGGGAATTAATCTATGAGGTAAACCCTACCTACATAATTGACTTAGGTGATGGTGCTGATATGCGCTCTCTAAACACCTTTGATACACGTTACCCAGAGGCTATCGTAAGTCAGAACTACGAACAGGACATCAACTGCTACAATGAAGCAATGGATCGTCTACGGAAGAAACCTAGTGATAGAAAGTATAAGCGCCCATATTGGATTGGCTTTGAGGGGAACCATGAGAATAGAATCAAAAAGGCTATCGCACACGACCCAAGACTACAGGGAGACAAGTACGGGATTTCCTTCAGCCATCTTCAAACAGACCAATGGTTCGACGAATACCACGAGTACACTAATAGCGCCCCCGCTATCGCTGACTATGATGGCATTTCTTACGCTCACTTCTTTAGTAGTGGTAATTATGGTACAGCTATGTCTGGTTTACATCACGCTAATAGCTTACTCGCCAATCGTAATCACAGTTCTACTTGTGGGCATAGCCATAAACGTGATCTTAAGTTTAAAGATGGTGCACACCCTAATGGGATTATCGGTTTGGTTGCGGGTTGCTACAAAGGCTCAGAAGAAACGTGGGCTGGACAGGCAAATAGAGATTGGTGGAAAGGTTGTGTAATCAAGCGTGAGATTAGTAATGGTATCTATGAGCCTGAGTTTATATCACTTAAGAGGTTAAAGGAAATGTATGGGTAAGCGTAGTGACTTTGAGAGGGTACCAAGGGATTATTATCCTACACCAATAGAAGCTGTCGAACCTCTTATAGCTCACTTACCATATGAGAAGTTTGATTTTGTAGAGCCTTGTGCTGGTGACGGAAGACTTATAGATCACATACACAAACTAACAGACGGTCTAGGGGAATGTTTATATGCCTGTGACATAGAACCTAGACACCCAGACATCAAGCAGATGGATGCAATGGAGATAAGCTTTGGTAGTCAGTATAAGGTTATTGATCTCTGCATTACTAACCCACCGTGGGAAAGAAAGTTCTTACATGCTTTCATAGATCACTGGACGGAGATATGCCCAACTTGGTTGTTGTTTGATGCTGATTGGGCACACACTAAACAGTCTGCTGCACTTATGACTTATTGTACAAAGATCGTAAGTATAGGCAGAGTTAAATGGATTGAGGGTAGCAAGATGACAGGTAAAGACAACTGCGCTTGGTACTTGTTCGATAAAGACGATAGAAACGCACACACAGAATTTTATGGAAGGTTGATGTAATGCTTACAGCGAAAGATATGAAAGACATGATTGATATGTACTCACAGTTTGTAGAGGACAAGATGATTACTAAAGGTCGGGAGCGGTTAATTGAGAATGCTCTAGGTTTGACTGGTGAGGCCGGTGAGGTATCAGAGAAGATTAAGAAGCTATTTCGTGACAACAGGATTGATGATGATGCAGTCTTGAAAGAGTTAGGTGACGTACTGTTCTATACTGTAGCTCTATCTAACATCTTTGGTGGCAGCTTAGTTAAGATCATTGAGTTGAACATGGAGAAGCTAAACGCTCGTGTTAAGAACGGTACACTACAGGGATCAGGTGACAACCGATGAGTAGAAGACACACAGGTATGTCATGGTTCTGGAGATATATGAATTATCTTGCGACATGGCGAACCCACAGGATAGCGATCAAGCAGCTTAATCAACTAACCGACAAAGAACTACTAGACATTGGTATAGCTAGATCAGATATTGACCGTATGGTTTGGCTAAAAGAAGATAAGACTATGAGAGCGAGAGGAAAAGCTGAAGATGAATAATTACCTACCAACTGACTACCAGACTTTTATTGCTAAGTCTCGCTACGCTAAGTATATCGATGGTGAGGGCCGTGAGGATTGGGGTGACACAGTAGAACGCTACATGGACAATGTGGTACGCCCTAAAGCTGGTAACGATTCTTATGTCAACCAACTACGGGATGCCATCTTAAACCTAGAAGTTATGCCCTCTATGCGAGCTATGATGACTGCTGGTCCAGCACTGGCCCGTGACAATACTGCTGGGTACAACTGTAGTTACTTGGCTGTAGATGACCCTAAAGCATTTGATGAGGCCATGTTTATCTTGTTGTGCGGTACAGGTGTAGGCTTCTCAGTAGAGCGTCAGTTCATCCAGAAGTTACCAGAGGTTCCTGAGCTATTTGAGAGCGACACAGTAGTTGTAGTTAAAGATAGTAAGGAAGGTTGGGCTAAAGCCTTTCGTCAAGTCCTTGCGCTTCTCTGGGCTGGTGAGATACCTAAGTGGGATGTATCTGCTGTACGTCCTGCTGGTGCTAGACTTAAGACCTTTGGTGGTAGAGCATCTGGCCCTGCACCTTTAGTTGAGTTGTTTAACTTTGCAGTAACTACATTCAAGGCTGCACAAGGGCGTAGGTTGTCTAGTATTGAGTGCCATGACCTTATGTGTTTCATTGGTCAGATTGTTGTAGTTGGTGGTGTTCGTCGTTCAGCTATGATTAGCTTGTCTAACCTATCTGATGATCGTATGCGTCATGCTAAGTCGGGACAGTGGTGGGAAACAGCAGCCCATCGTGCATTAGCTAACAACAGTGTGAGCTACACAGAGAAACCTGACATGGAGACATTCATGCGGGAGTGGCAAGCCCTAGTGGAAAGTAAGTCAGGTGAACGTGGTGTCTTTAACCGTCAGGCTAGTAAGGTACAAGCAGCTAAAAATGGACGTAGAGATCCTAACTATGAGTTCGGAACTAACCCCTGTAGCGAAATTATCTTACGACCAAACCAGTTCTGTAACCTGACAGAGGTTGTAATAAGGGCTACAGACACTATTGAGGACTTGGAGCGTAAGGTACGTCTAGCTACAATACTAGGTACTATCCAATCATCTATGACTAAGTTCCCTTACTTGCGTAAGATCTGGAACAAGAACACAGAAGAGGAGAGACTACTAGGTGTGTCTTTAACAGGCATTATGGATAATAAACTAACTACCAGTCAGAATGCTGGTCTTGATAAAACATTAGAAAGGTTAAAAGATGTTGCAATATCTACGAATGCTGAGTGGGCTGAACGCCTTAACATCCCTGCTTCTGCTGCTATCAGTTGCGTTAAACCAAGTGGTACTGTCTCCCAACTTGTTAGTTCTGCTAGTGGCATTCATGCTCGTCACAGCCCTTACTATGTTCGTACTGTGCGTGGAGATAACAAGGACCCGCTGACGAAGTTTATGATTGATAAGGGTGTACCTAACGAACCTTGTGTTATGAAAGGAGACACAACTACAGTCTTTAGCTTCCCTATCAAGTCTCCATCAGGAGCAGTCACTAGAAACGATATGACAGCCGTAGAGCAGCTAGAGATGTGGCTGACGTATCAGCGTCACTGGTGTGAGCATAAGCCCTCAGTGACGATCTCAGTACGTGATGAGGAGTGGATGGAAGTGGGTGCATTTGTCTACAAGCACTTTGATGAGATGTCAGGGGTGTCGTTCTTACCTCACTCAGATCATACTTATCAGCAAGCACCATATCAGGATTGTACTAAAGAGGACTACGAAGAATTGTTAGCTATTATGCCAAAGGCTATTGACTGGTCTGAACTTTCAGAGTATGAGAATGAAGATAACACTGCTGGTAGTCAAACAATGGCTTGTAGTGGTGATACTTGTGAACTCGTAGACTTAACATAGGAGACTATAATGGCTAAGTGGGATTTATGTAAGATTGAATCTTATAATGTAAACAGTCCACCACACTACGGACAAGGTAGTATTGAGTGTATTAAATACATTGAGGACTTCCTAAGCAAGGATGAGTTTGTAGGCTACCTACGAGGGAATATAGCTAAATACCTTCATAGGTGGCGCTACAAGAATGGCTTAGAGGATCTTAAGAAGGCTAACTGGTACTTAGATAAGCTCATACAAGTGGAGAGTAAGAAATGATAAGCCTAAATCAGTCAGTAGACTTAGTACACTTAGGTGTCACACTCTACTTGGTCTGGAAGGTACATAAACTACAACAAGAAGTGGACTATGCTTACTTTACACTAAGTAGCCTACTAAAGTCTTTAACCAGTACGTTTAAAGCAATGACACAATAGAAAAAGCCCCTGCGTCCAACTAAGGATACAGGGGCTTCTTTATTGTATACACCAGCTAAGGTGGTTTTTGTGAACTACTTACCGAAGAATTTAGATACTGATCTAATTCCTATAGAGGCTGATACGATCCCTCCAAGGGAATACTGATACCATGTTGGCATAGTCTCAAGTGCTGCAAACCCAGCTTGTACTATAGCATTACCCCAATCACCACAGAAGGCTAGTATCAGGGGAATACTGAACAGTAGGGTTATCCACTCGTCTTTCCAGCTATTCTGTGTAGCCTGTATAGCAGCTAGATCCCAGTCTATCTCACCTGTAAGTTGTTTCTTCTTGATCTCAGCTTCAGTGAGTTTGATCTGTGTCTTACTGTCGATTACACTTGTAGCTAGACCAGCTACACTACTTAATATTTGACCAATCATTTGCCCTCATTACCTAACCAGACTGCAAAGGCTCCAGTTAAGGCTCCAGTTACAGTCGCTGTAAGTGCAGTTGCCTGTGATGTCATAGCCTCTGGGGGTAACGACATAAACCATTCAATCACTCTGATGTACATACCAGTCATAACTAGCATCATTATTCGTGGTAGTAGTTTCCAAGCTAGTATAGTTTCCATTGCTGTTGTCATTTATAGCATCCCCTTTGATGACATTATCAGAAGTACACCTACCCCTGTAATTATAGACAGTATAATCAGAGTACCCCCAATGATAATTATCTTCTCTACCATCTCTTGCTTACGGAGCTTATCAGCAGCTTCTTTCTCTTTACGTTCTCTACGTGTTCTAGCTCTGATTTCCTGTAGCTCACCCCAAG